AACAGAAAGAGCCGTACGGGGGCCTATGAACTTTTTAGCCATGTTTGATACATGGCTTACTTTCTTATATACATAGACTAAATGACAACAACGGCTGGATCGTGGAAGTTTGATATCAGCGGGTGCGAGCGCATATCTACAGATGGAGTGGTGGCGCGTGCTCAATGCGATGTCGATTATGAAGGAGTACCCAGAAATGAATACAAGCGATATGATCCTATGGAAGTCGTCGCGAAAGACCCCCCACCTCCTACTACATATATGAAACCTAACGCTGTCGGTGGAGAAAAAGTGTTTACTCCAGCTGCAGTCAATTATGCCAACATGTGCGCTGACATGTATTATGCTGATGGCAAGATAGAGTGCATTCCATTAGGCTCTTATCTGCAAGTATGTTCCAATGTATCTGTAGATCAAAATAGACAATTGAAAGCGACTTGCTATGACGGTGAACCTCGTCCCAATCAAGTCAGCTACAACTTGAATCAATGGCAGGGCGAGTATCTAGTGTTTATGAACGGAGCCTTAACGCCATATAAATACACACAGGAATACAAAGTCCCAGGTGCATTATATTATTTTGATTACCTAACCAACACTCCAAACTATATTTATACCATCAATGTACGAGCTGTTCAAGGTAAAACTGACAAACCTAGACCAGCAACAAACATTTGGATAAACATGAAAGAAAACGCAGCACTGTTGGGACAACTACAAGTTGGCAAGCGTTATCGTTTTTTAAATTGGAGTTATGAGACAGGAGTTGGCAAATCACCGAGTCCTTACATTACAATTACTGGCATTACCACACCCCGTCCAGGTAACCTCTCAGAAAGTCAAATCGAATTTTCTCCACAAATATTACTTGTCCCGAATCAACAATATTCTCTTGATACATCCTATATATTCAGTTGCAAGACTGAAAAGCTAGATAGACGAGACGTACCTATTGTGACGTCTACTTTTACTTATTACACAGCTGCCAATCCAGAAGCTAACCGCCAATTTAAAACAGGTAGACGTTTTAGGGTGCTAAAATGGTCAGCAGAAAAGGGTGAAGGGAAAAACATGAGCACCGTAGTAACCATTACGAAAGTTATGGATTTTATAGACGACCCTTCACAAACCAACGTGATTTTCTCTCCACCCTTGATGATGAAACCACAACATCTCACCTTTTTCCAATTATTTGACTGACACATAAGGATAATATGGTATATTTCCTGCAAGTATGAACGTTGTCGACAATATTGTGTTTTTAGCTCAATCTAATTCGAAGAACGCAAGACCTCTACGTGAAGAAGAGGTCAAGAAAAACATACCATACATCGAGGTATATGAAGACCCGGTAACTCGAAAACTATCGACTAAGCCATATGGTCACATAGGACATGATAACGAGCCTCGAATGGGCTTGTATGAAACGTATTTCAAGAATAGTATCTTTCCTAATCTGGATCCTTCTGCAGATATCAAAGGTTTCTACAACATCGAGCTTCACGATGGTTACAACTATTTAGACAATGGCAAAGACTATTCAAATGTGATGACCTTTTCGAAGACAAAAGGCCATGCTCACCCAATCCTGATACCCGATCCGTATCAAGTGTGCAATTGGGGTAACGCATTGCCGACAATTGTCGATAAAATCCCTTTTGAAAACAAGATGAACAAGGTGATATTTTGTGGTACTACCACGGGAAACAGGGATCCTGCCAAAAACACAAGACTTGCAGCTTGCAGATGGTCTCTTGGTCACTGTGACATGTGTGAGTTTAAAATCACCAAGGTTGCTCAAATGACAGAACTTGACATTCTCCGTGTGTACGGAGATTTCTGGAAGGATATGTATCTTCCAAGAAATATTTCATATTCAGAACAGCACAAATACAAGTATCACATGAACATAGATGGTAACGTTTCACGTTTTGATGTCTGGCCTTTTAAGTGTAACAGTCTTGTGCTGAAACTAAAGAGCAATGATATGTTGTGGTACCATCCATTTTTGAAAGCTGGTCATGATTTTGTAGAGATATCCGATTTGAATGACCTACGACATGTCACTGATGTATACAACAACAACGCTGTTTACGCTAAAGCTATCATTGCAAACGCAAACAAGACTGCTTCTAACATATTTCACCCGTTAGCACATTCATTATACACTGTTAGTTTATTTGAAACCATGAGCTCCAACAAAGCTTGACACACAAAAATTCTCTCAATGAAAATAAACATGGATATTGGTACTGCCTTTCTGTGCCTTTTTATGTTGATCGGATTTATCACTGTTTCAGTCATACTGTTTGTGCGACTAAGTAAGGTCAAACAGACTCACGATGACGACATGAATGTCGTCGTCACAAGTTTTAATGCTGGTTTCAGCAATGTGGCAAGCTCTAACATGAGCCAGCAAAAACAGATTGATAAACTAAATGTTGACCTAAGCAACGCAAATGTTACCTGGAATTCCAATTTGTCTGTGCTGAGGTCTGACATTGGCAATTCCATCGACACCAAAACGTTCAAAGCATCTACCATATATGCTGCAAATGGTGTAATTATCGGCGCATCCAACAACCCAGCCATTTCATTCTCCAACTCTGCTCTATACGTTCCAAACAATGTAGTATTTAATGGTGGTTTGACCGTAAGTGGCTCAAATGTGAGCACTTTGATCGAAAACACTCTAGGAAGTTCTAGAGGTAATCGCTTCGGCATCACTAACCCAGCAGTGGGACAAGTTAAGTTCTATGGACCAGGTGATGTGACTAATTCTACTATGTCGATCGGATTTGCACGTGCAGATGGTACATACGAAGACGCTATCTCTGCTGTTAAAGCACCTACTGGATTTCAAACAAACGTTAAAGGAGCATTGGTGTTGCTGGATGACAACATAACCGTTAATGCAGGGAAAGGTCTTCAATCCAGTGGACGTATTAATGTTAGTGGCTCCAATGAGTTGTACGTTGCCACAAAGTCTGGTCTTGTAGTAAGTACAGACAATGGTGCAACAGGGAACTTGACTGTGCAAGGGAACATTTGCATGCAAAACTCTTGCATCAATCAGACGCAGTGGGATCGTTTACTTGGTACTCTAAGTGCACCACCTCCTCCCGCCACTACAGTAGCACCGGCTACAACTACAACACCTGCTGCCACTACAGCACCTGTAACCACTACAGCACCTGTCACCACTACCGCCAAGGTGGTATAAGGACATTGTGTTCTAACATTTCAAAATATGATCCCTGCAAAAGTGCATTTGTTGTCAGTTAATAAAACATACGTAGGTGCCCATGTTAATGGTCATAGATATGTGATAGGCTTCATGAACAAAAAGCAAGCAAACAAAGTGAGTACACATCTGGACATGTCGAGGACAATCAGAGTAGCATCGGAGAATCAAGAAGATATTTCTATGGAAATAAACATGGGTATGCGTAATCTTGGGTTTGAGAATCCAGCAGTTACAGGGGATTTGTTCGTAGATGCGGCAGCCGAGCTTTATGTTCCTGTTAATAACAACAAACGCAACAAAAACGTTACTGTTGTCGAAGAAGACTCTGGAGAGTTTCTTATGTGGCCTATGACGAAGTATCTGGGTGTTATCATGCCTGTAGATCTAGACTATGTTGATCGAGGAGACGAATGGATTTTTACAAGTCAATTGATTAGACCATGTATCGACATAGAACGTTTCAGGAATAGCCTAGTAGAGTTTTTATAGAGCAGTAAAAGGGACTTGTACATATAAATTGACAACTGGAGACCAGTTAATAGCATACAGAAAGTCCCTTTGACATAGAGACGTGAATTTTTAGCGCGAGTACATTTCGTTTTTTAGACATTCCAATACTTTGTCCTTGACAAGTATCGGAAGGTTGTTTAGATTGCCAACATCGGCATCATTTTCGCCAAGACGCTTGATCATGATGCTGGTCGGTGTCAGCTTTTGAAGCAGAAGTTGGCGTGCTTGCATGATATGTTCGAGCGCACCTTGCCGAACATTCAACAAAAACATAACATGAGAATCATCAACGAACTTCTCGACATCGTTCAAGACTGAACGGTCGAAGAACGTTACACGTTGAACATCTCTGAAGATATGCGTATACAGAGCATTTATTTTACTATACTGAGGTGACTCACGATCTATGTATGTGATATCCGTCTTCATTAGAACATTCTCCAGATGGGACAGCCGAAGAGAAAGACCTTGTGGTGTGAGCGCCATGATTGTCGATATGCCGACATGTCAATCATGGCATTTTCAATTTTATTTCGTTTTTCCTAGAAAAGTTATTTTATTTTTTTGCCTTCTTTTCAGCTTTGTAAGCTTTGTCCATCTGGCGAGCTTGGGTGATGCTCACCTTCTCACCTTTGATGATGACAAAACGCTTACGGCCCTCTACATAAACTTTACGTTGACGACCTAGCAGCAGAATCTTGGGAGCACCTGCAGTCTGTTGTTGACCTAGACCTAGTTGTTGTTGTAGGTTCTGTAGGAAAGCCATTTATAGTTTATTCTCAGAAAAATTTTGCCACTCTGCTTGGATTGCAGACAGCTCTGATACAATCTTGTTGCATTGCTGCACCAAGAAATCAGCTATATTCTGCTCCATTTGCAACTTTATCTTCAAAACCATGTTTTTGACTAACGGATGAGGTTGATAGTATCCTACGAATTCTGTGGTAGCAAGCATAAATGATTGAAGTACATTCAACACTGTCACGTCTTCATCGATACTTAATGTGTACAATCCATTAACTGGATCTTTATACGTAACCTTCTGTGGTACATTGGCTACTCTGTCTTTCAAGATATCGATAGCTTTTGCAAAAATGTAGTGAGGCGTCAATGCACATTCTGACTGAATCTTGAACTCGAGCAGTTCTGGGTCCCCATTTTTGTTCTTTACAAAAGTACGTTGTTTGTCGATAACAGAAGACCCGGATTTTTGATTGTGATCGTGCACATACGAATAAGTGAACTGGCTTACAGGACACCATGCTGCATGCTTTTCTGCTGTTGCCTTTGTTAACCTAAACTCTATGTCTATATCCTGTTCTTCTTTTAGTTTCAGAATGAGAACGTGTTCTGACGTGATCTTGTTCCTCGGGAAAATACGACGATGAAATTCGTCAGAGTATTTCTTTCCATCTTTATCGAACACATGAATGTCGTTCGTAGTAACATGTTTTGGGCCTGTTGCAATGAGCTTGCAGATATAAGCGTCAGTATCAAAGTTTTCGATTTCCTCAGCATCAAAACAAAATGGAACCAGCGAGACACGATGCAACAACATCTCATTGTGCAAAGACGATGTGTTCTTATTGACTTTTACGGCATCATAATCAGGATGCTCCATATCAAAATCTAGTGTTACATTTGGAATAGAGCTTAAACCTATACGACGAATAGAATTAACAATACTTAGATCGATGTGCTTGATATGAAAGACCAATTTATTGTTTTTATGGTCTATCAAAGAAAACATTTCCTATTTAATGGATGTACACAAGTTTTTATATGGGCGAGTAGATGTCAAGAACAACAGGAATGGCAGGATGACGTTGAACATCATTTACATCAAATTGTACTATCTGAAAGATATCATCGCGTGGCGTAAAGCGATTGCATCTGTGTAGCAAATCAGATAATCCATTAATTGACATAGTACGATCGTGTTGCATTGGATCACCTGTAATCACAAGCTTACTACCTTGGCCGATTCTAGTAAGTACCATCAACATTTGATCGATAGTTGTGTTTTGAGCCTCGTCACAAATAATCCAAGATTGTGAGAGCGTGCGACCACGCATATGGGACAACGAAGCAATTTCGATCTTGCCTTCATCCACCATCTGTACAATCTTAGTTTTAGGATAATGCATCATCAGCGCATCATAAACTGGCTTCACCCATGGTTCCATCTTCTGATGCAGGGTTCCAGGAAGGAACCCAAGATCATCGGGACCAACAGAAACGGTGGGTCGAGTAATCACGAGTTTCTCCACCTCGCCAGAGTACAATTTTTGACATCCGATATGAGTAGCGATCAGGGTCTTTCCGCTACCAGATGCACCAGTGGCGACAACAATGTGAGGCTTTTGAGCTGTCAAAAGCTCAACATATCGAATCTGGTTAACACCACGAGGCTTAATATTCTTCACAAGCTTGTTCATTGACTTTTTCAGCTCCTAACTCCTTATATGTAGTAATTACACCATTTTAACAATCACCTCAGGTCGACCATCTTCTAGAATACATATCACTTTCCCAATAGATAACAGGTAGTCTTGAAAGGTCATATCGTATCCTGCTTTAGACACCCCTATGATTTTTCCATGTTCGTCTTGTCCCGGGATTATATATGAACCTGGTTTTGCATCATTTACATTTACAGGTACACGTCCACAGAAAGCTACAATGTCATACAGCTCTTTTGGCATAGTCGGTGGAGGTGTACCACCGATGTTACCTGGGTTTGTAGATTTTATAGCAAACGATATCGACTTACTGAATTCGTAAGTAAGTTTTCCTTGCGATGTAATACCAACAATATCTCCTTCTTTAAAACTTGCGTCATCGTCTTTCATCATATATTCTGCATAATCGGCACCTACCGTCTCTAAAAAGACTGTAGTGGATATGGGGCCATCTATGAATGCATTCCCGACTACATGCAAAGATGATGTAGGATTGGAATGTCCGATAGACAAGTTGCCGAGCGTGTACAAGTTTTGCCACATTTTGGCGTTACCATTGTAAACCTCAAAAGACTCTGATGGATTTGCAGTTCCAATACCTAGCTGGGAAAGAACGTTACTCAGAGTCACCATGCCTCCACCGCCACCGCCACCGCCACCGCTGGTGCTCAAGGTCACTCCATTCACTCGATAGTTTCCTGTTATGTTCACATCACCAATCACATCAATTGCATAAACTGTCGGGGCCTTGCCTACACCAATGTTAGATGTGGTTATAGAAGTTGCACGACAGGTGCCTAGTACATCTAATGCATACAGTGGATTTGTAGTTCCTATGCCTACATTAGATGAAGTTATAAACACCGAGCTGTTTACGTTAGACCATTGGCTTCCAATGTACAAATTGCCATTTTTACGCAAGCTACCAGTAAAATTCACATCGCCTACAACATGCAATGGGAATCCTGGATTGCTTGTCCCAATGCCCAAGTTGCTTGTTATTAGAGCTTGAGTCGTACTTAGTGTTCCGCGCACGTCTAGAGGAAATGTAGGGCTTTCGGTGTTTACACCCAATCTTGATGTGTATATGTTAGACGATCGAGTCACGCCTTGAACGTCAAGAGGGTAAGCTGGACTCGTCGTTCGAATGCCGAGATTGCTTGTAACTAGAGCTTGAGTCGTGCTGAGAGTTCCACGAACGTCTAAAGGAAATGCAGGGGTTTCGGTGTTTACGCCCAATCTTGATGTGTAGATATTAGAAGATCTAGTCACGCCTTGGACATCAAGTTCGTAGTCTGGAAACAAATTCTTTATACCGATTCTTCCCATCGATAAAATGTCTGAGGCACGAACATCTCCATTTACGTCTAGTTTATACGATGGTGAAGTTGTGTTAATACCCAAATAATCAGTTACATATGCGGTATTTGTTCTTACGGTTCCTACAACATCAACGTCATATTGAGGATTTTCCGTTCGCACACCCAAGTTGCTCGATACAAATGATTTGTGGGTGCGAAGGGTTCCTACGATGTCTGCTTCATAAGCTGGAGATTGTGTTTTGATCCCCAAATTACTTGTTACGTAGCACGTAGTTGTTCGAGTAATACCTACGATATCTACTGGATATATGGGATTTGATGTGCAAACACCCAAATTGCTGCTCACATATGCGATATCAACACGCATATCGCCATTGACGTCTAGCTTGCATCTGGGTGTCATAGTATTTATTCCCACATTGCTCAATATGAAAGCTCTGCTGCTCTTGATGTCACCTGACACATCCACCTCGAACTGTGGATTGCTTGTTTGAACACCGATTCGTTGCTGGACATAAATATTGCAAGTTCGTATACTTCCAGCTACATCCACATTGTACTGTGTATTAGAAGTGTTGACTCCCAAGTTTCCAACAACATACATATTTTTTCGAGCATAGGTATCTACAGATATAGACACATTGCTTTGTTCAAACAACATCGCTGAACTAGTGTTCTTGGTAGTTCCCAAATGAATGCGTTGCGTAGGAAAGAAGGGTCTCAATATAATGTCGTTGTTGCTGGTATTAGTAAAAAAGTATGTGTTGCTCTGGGACAATTCAAAACCTATGCCTGGTCTTGTGAAGAAAGAAGATGTTGCCATATCACTACTTTTATAGCATCTAAATATTCCTTAGTTTGTGGACATTTCCGTCACAGCCATGCGTGTGAGTACTGTGTTCGACAAAAACACAACCATCGTCAATATAATGAACAAATAGAGACAATACAGCAAAAACCTAGCCATTGCACCTGTGTACTGCGGAGGTGCTTTGCAAAGCTTGAAAACAACCAGTAAGATTAGGGCTAATATGACAGCCACCAGCGCTAACACAGTAAGTATAGCTGTTATTTTCAACACAACCGCTTTGAAGCCATCTTTCTTGTTGAACGCTCGAAACAGGTCACGTGTTTTGAATATCGTACTGATGCTGTCCACTCCAGTCGCTACATCAGCGTTCCTGTTTACGTTGTACTTCAACAACTCGTATTCAAAATCAGCGCGTTGTTTCCATGTCAGGTTTGCTAAATCTGCGTCATCCTGCAAATACTTTACAGCTGTGTAGGGATAGTTTGCTATGCTTTTATCGAGTTTACTTAGCACAGCACTTAGCGAATAACCAACAGGTTTTTGGTTGGCCCCTTTCACATCATACTCTTCTGTTTCCATTATTACTGTTTTATCATATAAAATAGTCATCGACTATCATATGTTAGTCATCGACTATCATATGTTCCTCAATAAAATAGTCATCAACATAACACCACCAAACAACATAACCAGTCCCTTTGGGGCGCTGTTTGATTGTTGTTGCTGCATTTTTTTCTCAAGAACTTCTATTTGCAACTGAGCAATCTCGATTGCCGAAGGCAAGTCTTGATATACCTTAACGTCAGCCCCGAAACGTTTTTCTACATAATCGATACTCATAACCTTGTCTTGAACAAAAGGCATGAGAGACTCTTGGTAATCGAATCCAGGATCGACTTGCTTGACAACGCCTTCTAAGATAGCCAGTCCTCTCATCATCATCACAAACTTGCTGTTAATAAAAAATGGCATGCCGCCAAGACTATCCAGTTGTTTCATGTAGTTGGCTCTAAAGTCTTGAATATTAAGATTGTTTGTGTATGACAGGAACAGTTTTACAAAAGCCTTGAATAATGCCATATTACCCGGCAAGACTTCGATGATCTTTGTTTCTACAAGAAACGTCGCAAGCTTGTCAGAGTTTTTCTCGAAAATATACAGCAGAAATTCATCGAATCGTTCTGCAAAGGGTTCACCAGCAATATCCATGCACATCCCATAATCATAGAAGACTAGATATCCTTCTTTGGTTACGGCCATGTTTCCTGGGTGGGGATCGATATGAACTAATCTATACTGTAAGAACTGTGCGATGAATGCAGCTATTATCTTTTTGCTGGCATTTGCGCACTGTGCAGAGTTATACAAAGTAGGGAGTTTATCTACTTTGGTACCTTCGACAAACTCCATGACTATCACCTCTCTAGTGCTCAAACTATCAAACACAGAAGGCACCTTTACCCAACCTACATTTTGAAAGTGTTTCTTGAACATTTTCATGTTGTTCACTTCCTTAGAAAAGTCTATCTCGTCTAGCAACACGGTATAATATTCCTTAAAGACTATTTCAAGTTCTAGTACTCGTCTATTGTCGGTGAACAGCTTTACAAACTGAATTACGTTCAATATGAGGTCGAAATCGTTCTTGATGTTTGTTTCAACATTTGGTCTTCTAATCTTGATGGCGACTGGCTTCGAAGGATCTTCTTTCAGGTATGCTTTGTTAACCTGTCCGATTGAAGCTGCAGCAACAGGATCGATTTCATAAGAAGACAAAGGCATGGCATCCAGTGTTTTGCGAACATATTCTGGTTCAATAGGCGCAGTGGAATCTTGGAGCAATTTCAACTCTGAGGAAAGATCTTCTCCAAAAATATCATCCCTTGTTGACATAAATTGTCCTATCTTAATGAAACTTGGACCAAGATCTGGAAATCTTTTTACAAGAAGTTGACCAATCGCTTTTGGAGTTGCTTTTCTGTAGTTCCTCTGATACTCTACTTCCAATCCAAGTTGTCCTATTTTGAGGATATTCATCTATATAGCTTATACACAAATATTTAACCTATTTTACCCAACTTTAGTCGAAAATTGAAATGATGATAATAATTCAGCTTCGAGACAAATTAACAAAAATGACTCCCAAAATATCTGTCAAGTTCAAAAATAAGTCGCCAATCAAAGTTTCTTATGTATTTTTTGACCAGGAAGAGTTTTTGTATGACTCTGTTACATACAAGTTGTACACACCCCTTAAGCCTCATAAACATGTGGGAAACATTTGTCCAGATACTCTTCAAGTACTGAAGCTCCAGTCAGACATCTTGGGATAGTCAGACCTAAAGAATCAAGTTGCTACGCAACATGTAATTTCCCAAAAGTGTATCTGTACTGTAAACAATGTTAGGTAGGGGGCGAGGAAGCAAGTTTACCCATTTGAAAAAAACTGCGTCCAAAATACAATTTGAAGTCACCTCTGTCACTGTGTCGGCGTCTTTGACCCTTGCATAATGAAATACATGGGTATATTTGGTTCCCGAAAGAAAATTTTCAGTACACAAGAAATTGAGTATGTTGTCGGAATAAAACCCGAAATTCCGAGATTCATTAACATTTGTTTCAGGGGGCCAATTTTCTGGCTGTTTATCGTGATCTGTAGTATTATCGACAACTATAACTATACAGCCTTGATCTATGCATCGCTTTGCAGCTTGTTGACCTCGTCTACCACAACCCCCCAAAATCAAAACAATGTCTTTATCTGAATTCATTTGAGATCTGTATTATTATTTTGGAGTAATCATGAACGAGCTCGTGCCGCTATTCTTGTCATGTTCTCTAGTTCATTGACGTCGAGTACTTCGTCTTCCAATACTGTCGCTAACATATTTGTATGTTGTGATAGATTTTGCAACATGTTTTTGTATAGGTTTTTATCATTGAGCAGCTCATTAGGTACGTCATCAGTCTCTAACAACAATGACTCTGAATCTTTTTGCACGTCCTCTACAAACTTTCTGAACGTCTCAGATTTCATGGTTGTTGCTTCGCTTTTCAACAATACCATCGTATTCTCTATACGTCTAGCAATCTTACCATACGATTTTGCCATGTGCTTAGAGTGTTCACCCCTTTCAGAATATCGAAAGTACTTTTGCAAAGCAGATATGACTGCTGATGATACACCAAAAATGGAAACTACTATTGGAAGGGCCAAGAAGTTGCTGTTAGTAGTGTCTGTTGCTGTTAAGTTAGCCACGGATGTTAGCCCCGTTATACTCGTGATGATTAACAATGGTATAGACACGATATTAGAACGTAATTTCATTTTCTTGTGGTGACGCCAATAGGCATCGCGCCGTCTTTTACAATCGATAGCAATAGACCATATATGAAACGGTAATGGATCATTTTGATATTTGCGTTTCAATGCTTCAATGTCAATTGCGGTATCTTCCATGTTATTTACTATTCATGAACGACATAATTGAAGTTTGTTTCAACTTTAATGGCTTATAACTAGTTGTCTGACTTGTTGTCTGACTTGTTGTCTGACTACCGCATGATGTCTGACTGGTTGTCTGACTACCGCATGGTGTCTGACTTCTGAGAATATACGAGTTCTCAACATTCGGTGTCTGACTTCCGACAGCAATAGTTACATTCGGTGAGTTCTTAACATTCGGTGTCTGACTGGTTGTCTGACTACCGCATGATGTCTGACTGGTTGTCTGACTTCGAGCCATTATGTCCGCCCGATTATTATTTTCACTCTCCCAGTCTTTTGCATTGGTGTGTGCTTTAACATGCTTAAAGATTACATGCCGTTTTTGCATTTCACAGTCTATTTTCTGCAGCAAGTCAACATTCTTGACAGGTTCTTTTGTTTTTGTTCGCCAACCATTAGTTTTCCATTGTTTTATCCACTTTGTCACGGAGTTGATGAGTAACATGCTATCTGTGTATATCGTTAGAGGCGTCGTGCCTTCAGGACATATGGTGTTCGCTGTTAAGAGGGCAACAAGACATCCTGTATATTCTGCACGATTGTTAGTGTGCACTTCACCTAACGAAAGACGATCTGCTTTATCAAAACTTGGATGATAAGGCCAAACACAAGCCCATCCAGCAACCGCATTTCTCTTACCATTGTTGATACAGCTTCCATCTGTGAAACAATGTAACATTATATATGGATATCCAAGATATTCTTAATATATAACACGCGTTTGCATTTGTTGGAAATAAAAACCTGTTTAAAACAAAATGTCCAATCCGACACGAGTGCTTTTCATGGGTACACACCCATATTCTACCAATGGTTATTCCTACGTAACCATTGAGTTGACTCGACAGATGGCTTTGAGACCAGACATCAAGCTTTCTGTCTACGGATTCCAGAATGTAGGCATGGTGTCCGAAGAGCATAAGAACAATCGTCAATGGCCAGAGAATGTGTATGTGTACGACGCTTGTGCAAACGAAGTTCCTAGACAGCTAGGTTTCGGGTTTGAACAAGTCACAGAATTTGTGACCCTCAACAAGCCGGATGTTGTCGTCATATACAACGACATGGTGGTAGTCTCCAACATTTTGAACAAGCTCAAAGCTGTTCCTGATAAGAAGTTCAAGATTATTGTATATATTGATCAAGTTTATCTGTACCAAAAGAAGGACCATATCAAGAGGCTAAACGAGGAAGTAGACTTGGTAGTTGCTTTCACTCCTTATTGGGAAGATCTCGTCAAGAAGCAAGGATTGACTGTACCAACAGATTACCTCTGCCACGGTTTTAACAAAATGTTGCATTATCCGGTCCCGCAAAAACTTGCTCGTCAATACTATGGCTTGAACGAAAACGATTTCATTATCACCAATCTGAACAGGAATCAGCCTCGCAAGAGATGGGATATATGTCTACAAGCATTTGCAGAGGTCGTAAGTCGTCATCCAGATGACCCTATCAAGCTTCTGATTGCTACGGCACCACAAGGTGCTTGGAACTTTCTCGAAGTGTATGAGCGTGAGTTAGGTAAGCGCGACGTCTCCCTAGCAGACGGAATGAAGCATATCATCCTGATTGATAGGCCTCAACAACTGAGCGATGATGAGATCAACATCCTTTACAACGTGGCCGACGTTGGTATTAACACAGCTGACGGTGAAGGGTGGGGATTGACAAGCTCCCAACAATCTGGTATCGGAATTCCTCAGATTGTATCAAATGTAGGTGGCCATAAGGAGTTCTTGAGTAAAGATTGCGCACTCCTTATCGACCCCAAGTACACACTATATATCGATGCATCTCGAGATGGCGTTGGTGGTGAAGCAGAGGTGTGTGACTGGATGGACTTTGCCGATGCGATAGACACCTATTATGCTGACGAAGAACTGCGCAAGCGCCACGGTAAGAACGCAAGACAGAAGATGCTAGATAACTACAGTTGGGAGAAAGTGGGGCAGCACTTTTACGACATTATTCGTAAGGTTATTCCTGCACCCTTAGAAGTAGTTAAGGTAAACCTTGATGAGAACTTGAACATAAATGATCTCAAAAAGGTTGTTGACGAGATCGAAGGAGTTGCTCCAATCAAAAAGCCAAAGAATAAGCCTCATGGTGGAAAAGACGCAAGGGATGCTCTCAAGAAGAGACTGAGAGCAAAGCTTGAAGAAAAGAAGAACACGTCCAAGGACGAGTTACTGCAAATGAAGAAGACGATCGAAATGTTGTTGATGGACAAGAAGTAGTTCACCTCTTCTTGGTTAGGTTCATGAACATTTGATGCCTTACTGAACAAGATTTGTCGGCATCTGATTCGATATGATTTCTCCAAGTGTTTTGTTCACATGGAACCATTAAGAAATCATTCATGTTTTTTCCTGGCCAAGCATCATATCCAGCTTTTAATGATAGAGATGATGCATTCCCACCTCTTGTTGCGTCCAAACAAGAACTGACGCGAGAACTTGGTGCAATTAAGATACTAGATTCTTTGGTAATGTCCCGTACACATTCTTGGTTTGTAGAGCCTACAAAGTTCAAGAACATTTGGTCGTTTCTTTTCTTGTCTTCAAATGTCAAATAAGCGTAGTTACTTACTATGATTGAATCGGAGCTTGAATCCATTAATCTATATATATCAGAGAGTTTTTATAGTTGACTAAAGTATAAAAAACATGGAGATCAAAAACAGCTCTGAAATGAAAAAGGCGTTGCCTGCACTCAAAAAGAGCATGTCTGATGGATGCACTGTCATTTTGAATCATTCTGAACATTGTTTCCATTGCATCAAGTTCATGCCAGAATGGAATCGGTTCGAGAAATCTCAACAAGGTAGCCTTGTTAAGATTATCAAAATCGAAGGTAGCGCTTACGGCCCAGATATTGACCCTGAACTATATCGCAAGTTGAGCGACAACTTACATATGTACTTTCCCATGGTTATAGTGTTCGTTAACGGGACTCGTTACATGTACGATGGACCAAGAAGCTCTGCTGCGTTGACAGCGTTTGTAGCCTCTAAGAAGCCTGTTGCTGCCACCAAGAAGCCTGCTACGCCTGTTAATGCAACCAAGAAGCCTGCTACGCCTGTTGCGGCCACCAAGAAGCCTGCTACGCCTGTTGCGACCACCAAGAAGCCTGCTACGCCTGTTGCGGCCACCAAGAAGCCTGCTACGCCTGTTGCGGCCACCAAGAAGCCTGCTGTGCCCGCTAGAAAGAAGGCTGAAAAATGATGATATTTAAGAATATATAGAAATATAGTAACAATGGCTGCGGCAAGAGAGATAGATACTGCTTCTATGGCATCGTCTTCGTCTTTTCAACCTATAATGTCCAGGTACCTAGAGAACCAAGCTGCTGTTGTTCCTGTTAACGATCAAGAAAACATAACTTTGGAAGAGTTTAAAGGATTTGTAAGAAAATGGTTGGAACTTGACAACTTTCTGAAGAAAGCACAAGAGACTATACGCGAAAAAAGGAAACTACGTGACCAATTATCACAAACTATCGTGAAGTTCATGTGCAAGTATAATATCGAAGACCTGAACACGAAAGAAGGTCGGATCCGTTGCAAAGTAGGGTACGTCAAGACTCCTGTCAATCAAAAAGTTGTAAAACAACGTTTGACAGACTACTTTGGTGATAAAGAACAAGAGAAGAATGAAATCATTTCTAAAATATATGATGAACGTGAAGTTAACGAAAAGGTGTCGTTGAGAAGATTGAAGGTTACATAGATTATTATTTTTGTTTTTCACTTAAAATTTGAAGTAGCTTACAAAGTAAAGTAGTCCGCAATGAAAAACCTAGTAGTTGTAGAATCCCCGGCTAAGGCCAAAATCATCGCAAAATATCTAAACTCTAACCCTCGACTAAAACACCTTGGCACATTTAGCGTGATGGCAAGCATGGGGCATATTCGGGACCTACCTAAGAAAAGCTTAGGTGTTGATATAGAAAAGGGGTTTGTACCTGAATACGTTGTTAATGACGACAAGAAGAAAACAATTTCAGAGTTAATCAAGAAAGCCAAGGAATCTGATATGGTATGGTTAGCATCAGATAAGGACCTTGAAGGAGCAGCTATCGCAAAGCATATTAAAGATGTGCTGAAGTTGACTAATGGAAAGTATCATCGTATTACATTCACAGAGATAACATCAAAGGCATTGGAAGAGGCTGTGCTGAATCCAGGCAAGATTGACAACAAGATGGTAGATGCCCAGGAAACCAGGCGCATACTCGATCGTCTGGTGGGATTTAAGCTTTCCCCGTTGCTTTGGAAAAAATACAAGGGTATCATCGGATTGTCGGCTGGTCGTGTTCAATCTGCTGTTTTGGCGTTGATTGTTGAAAAGGAATCTCTAATCAAGGAGTTTCAATCGACAAAGTATTGGTATATTGAAGGAAACTTTGGAGATTTGAAGGAAATCAAGTTGTACGGGAAAGATGCAAAGGTATTCAAAAGCGAATCCAGCGAACATGTTGTATCACTCCTCAAAAACGTAGGAAAACAGTTCAAAGTAGTCGAAGCCAAAGGGCGACAGACATCACAACGTGCAGATCTTCCATACATCACGTCCACTTTACAGCAAGAAGCGTATTCTAAACTAGGATGTACCGTCAAAAGAGTTATGGCAGTTGCTCAAGAACTGTATGAAAATGGTTTGATCACATACATGAGAACAGATTCATACAGCATAAGTGCAGACTTTGCGAAAACTTGTAAGGAGTACATTCTGGATACTTACGGTTCCAACTACCTAGGAGATGATACCGACAAGAAGAAAACGAGAAGTGCTAAGGGTGCTCAAGAAGCACACGAAGCCATTCGGCCCACAAATGTTTTGAACAAGACGCCAGAAGGGTTAACCGGCGAACACAAGAAACTGTATGATATGATCTGGTGCCGAACGGTAGCGTATTTTATGAAGCCTGCTTTGTTTGACGAGGTTGATTGGAAGATTACAGACAATGCTCGCTTGAAAGAAGAAGGGTTGTTCTTCCTTGCGAGTTTCAAGAAATGCAAGTTTCCAGGGTTTTTGACTGTATATGGTCTGAAACCAGAAGTGTTGGACGCCAAGTTGCTCAATTCAGGATATGTAGTAAAGATGGATCAGATAACAGCTCGGAACACTTGGACCAGCCCTCCAACAAGGTTCAACGAAGCATCTATCGTGAAAGCTATGGAAGCAGAAGGTATTGGCCGTCCCTCTACATACACATCCATAGTTCAAAAATTGTATGAGAAGCAATACGTATTAAAGTCAGATGTGGCTGGCACAGAGCGCAACGTATGTCATTATGTTCTCTCCAATCACAAAATCAAGGAAGTTTGTGATAAGATTAATGTAGGATCCGATAAGAGCAAGTTGGTACCCACTGACATCGGGGTGACGATATTGGAGTTCTTGAATCAATCCTTCTCGTATGTCACAGACAAGGCTTTCACGTCACACATGGAAGCTGATATTGACAAAGTAGAGGCGGGTGAGAAAACAAAGTTAGCGGTACTGTCTGGGTTTTGGAAGCAGTTTGGTCAGGATATCGATAAACAGTTGAAACTATTGAAAGGGGAAAAGAAAACCGAGTTAACAACAGCAAGCAATGAAGTCGTTGTAAACAATAAAACATACACAGTACGTATTGGGCGTTACGGACCTGTTATCGAATATAATGACAACGGCGAAAAGAAATTCATCGGGTTAAAAGCATACTTGAAATACAAAAAGAAGGAGTACACCGATATAGATGAGTCGGACGTGAAAATGCTTACGTCCGTACCTCAAACCATCGGAAACGTCAATGGACATCCTGTAGTGTTGACCTACGGACCGTACGGGTTTTATGCAAAATGGAACAACACGAATGTTAAGTTGCTAGCTAAAACTATCCACCAATGGATGAATGGTCAGATTGATATGGAAGCTGTCAAGGCATCTATTGAATACTCTCAAAAATAATGTAAACATCTTTTTCTATTTCATGTTCGA